AAACTGGCAGAACTAGACAAGCCCACAGGCATAGCTGGTGAGGCAATGCTACGGGCTGAGACACCACAGGAACAGTTTAACCTGATTGGTGCAGGGCGTAGGAACCTGATTATCAATGGTGATTGCAACATATCACAGCGAGGTGATTTTACTACAGCCTCATCATCAACTGATGAAGAGTATTACTTGGATCGCTTCCAGCAAAATCATAATATTACTGCTAATAAGCAGCATATCACATCCAATCAGCCTAGTGCTTTGAGCAACACCAAATCATGGAGATTGACGGCAACTGCAACAACGAATGGATTTATGGGGACACGGCAAACGATTGAAGATTACAAATTGTTTAATGGTCGTGAGTTTACCGCATCTGTTTGGGTCAAAACAAACCATCCTTCTGTTAGATTTTATCTTTATGATGGATCAAATACGGATCAAGGCAAGAAAACTGCTATTGCAGACGGTGAATGGCATTACTTGCAGGAGACTTTTACGCTTGATGCAACTGCTGGCACTCAGTTTAGTATAGAGATAATAATCCTAAGCGAAGCTGGGGGTAATGTTTCAATTACCTCTGGTGACTATGTTGAGTTCACAGGATTACAGGTTGAACTAGGCAAAGTCGCCACCCCCTTCGAGCATCGGTCTTACGGGGAAGAACTGGCGGCTTGTCAGAGGTATTATTATCGGATCGATGTGGGTCAAGTTGGAGATCGTTTTAGTCTTGCTGAATGTTCAAGTACAACGCAAGCAGACGGGGTTATATCTTTCCCTGTGACGATGCGGTCTTTAACAGGGCCAACAGGTCTTGACCAATCAGGGACGGCATCTGATTATTCAGTCTACACGGCTGGAGGTTCAAACACTTGCACCGCAGTTCCCACATTTATTAGGGCTTCAAATAACACAGCACTATTTAAATTTTCAGTATCCTCTGGTTTGACTGCTGGCAATGCAGCTCAATTACTAGCTAATACAACGGATGCGTACTTGGCTTGGAGTGATGAGCTATGACAACATATCAACTATTAGACGCAAATGATAAAATCTTTGCTGAAGTTTCAGATGATGGAAAGATTTACCGAACATTTACAGTAGGTGGTAACTCAGCGTATCAGGCAATGCGTGAAGATGTAATTGCTAACGCAGGTGCAGCACTGGATGTAGACGTTCCTGATTGGCTTCAAGCGGATGCAGATCAGACACTTTTTGATCGTCAGCTTGCAGCCTACCGTACAGCCACAGCCCGACTAGCACAGTATGTGGTTGCAGATGGTCGTGCAGAAGTGCGTGAGATGCAGCCCACAGGTGAACAGGTCTTCAACGAAGAAACTGGTGAGATGGAAGATGTGATGCACGAGGTTATCACAGTCACAGCCATTGAACCTGTTGAGGCTACAGTCACACGCTTGGTCTACTCTGATGACATGGACGCAGAGCCTGTAGAGGAAACCGTTGAGAACCCGTTGATTACTACTGATGTGGCTGAACGTACAGCGGCACAGGCGGTAGTCGATGCAACACCACAGGCAGTTGAAGACGCAGCCTAATACATGGCAACCCTAGAGCAAATACGTACAGCAGCAGAGACAGATCTTGTCACCTTCATTAAGCTCGTTGCACCTGAGCAAGTCCTAGGGCAATGCCATGAGGAGGTAGCTAACTGGTGGACAAGACCTGATTCCAAGTCTCATCAGCTACTCTTGTTCCCTCGTGACCATGGTAAGTCAAGATTAATTGCTTATCGTGTAGCTTGGGAGTTGACAAAGAACCCAACTTTACGTATACTGTATATATCTGCCACTGCTAACCTAGCGGAAAAGCAGTTAGGGTTTATCAAGGGCATTCTTACCTCTGAGATATACTCTCGTTATTGGCCTGACCATGTACATCCTGATGACGGTAAGCGTACCAGGTGGACTAACTCAGAAATTATGTTAGACCACCCAGACAGGAAGAAAGAGAATGTCCGTGATCCGTCTATCTTTACTGGTGGTCTCACTACTTCTCTTACAGGGATGCACTGCGATATTGCTGTCCTCGATGACGTAGTTGTTTATGAGAATGCCTACACAGGTGAAGGTAGAAACAAAGTAAAGAGCCAGTATTCTCTGTTGTCATCTATCGAAGGGGCGGATGCTAAGGAGTGGGTCGTAGGCACCAGATACCACCCAGCAGACTTGTATAATGATCTCCTCCAAATGGTAGAGGATCAGTATGACGACGAAGGACAGAAGATAGGTGAGGACAACATCTACGAGATCTTCGAACGTCCTGTGGAGGACAGAGGGGATGGCACAGGCCAGATGCTTTGGCCCCGCAGTCAACGTAAGGATGGTAAGTGGTTTGGTTTTGACATACGTGTCCTAGCTAAGAAACGAGGGCAATACCTAGACCGTGGACAATTTAGAGCACAGTACTACAATGACCCAAGTGATCCTGACAACGTACCTGTAGGCTCCGATAAGTTCCAGTACTATGACCGTAAACACTTGGTCTTAGATAACGGTAAGTGGTTCTATAAAGATAATCGCCTGAACGTATTTGCTGCTGTTGACTTTGCATTTAGTTTGTCAAAGAAGGCTGACTATACAGCCATTGTCATCGTAGGGATAGACGCAGAGAATAACGTATACGTATTAGACATTGATCGTTTCCGTACTGACCGTATATCGGATTACTTCGAGCACATCCTTCAGCTATCTAACAAGTGGTCCTTCCGTAAACTAAGGGCTGAGACTACAGTAGCGCAGGTAGCTATCGTTAAGCAACTAAAAGAACTAATCAAGCAACATGGCCTATCCATAAGTATTGATGAGTTCAGACCTAACAAGACCCAAGGTAATAAGCAGGAACGTATTGCTGCTGTCCTTGAGCCACGATATGACAACCTTAGTATCTGGCACTACAGAGGCGGTAACACGCAGATCCTAGAAGAAGAGTTGTCATCACGTAACCCTGCTCATGATGACGTTATTGATGCTCTTGCTTCTGTAATAGATATGGCTGTTAAACCTGCACGTAGTGTCCGTAGGCAAAAGGATAATGTAGTGCAGTTTAACCAACGCTTCGGAGGGGTCTCCTTTGGCTAAAGGTTTGTTAGATAAACCCGTCAATCGTGTTTGTTTTTACTGTAGTACTATTTTTATACAAACGTCTACTAAAGGTTCTAATTTTTGCAATTATGTTTGCAAACACAACTACAAGATGGCTGAGGATTTGGGTTACAAAATTAAGAGACTTCTGAATGGATCTAAAAGTAGATCTAAAATCAAGTCACTTCCATTTAACTTAACACTGCAATATCTTATTAATCTATACGAAGAACAAGAAGGTTTGTGTGCCATAACTAATGTCCCCTTTTGTTTTAAAACACATGGTACAAAGAACGTAGCAAACAAGAACACAATTTCTCTTGACAGAGTTGAACCAGAATTAGGCTACACAAAGGGAAATGTACGTTTTGTTACATTTCAGGTAAACTGCGCTAAGGGTTTCTACACAGACGAAGATTTCTTCGAGATGTGCTCAAACGCAATAAGGAATAGACTGTAATGGCTGGAACAACGATTGACCTAGATGAAATGATTGATCCACACGCACTAGCCGTGGAAATCTCATCCCGTTGGGACAAATGGAATTTAAATAGACAGAATAAGATTGACGAGTGGAAAGAACTTCGTAATTATATTTATGCTACTGACACACGTACCACCAGCAACAGCAAGCTACCTTGGACAAACAGCACGACAACACCTAAGCTGACCCAGATTGCTGACAACCTTCATGCTAATTATTTCTCTGCTTTGTTTCCTCAGAAGCGTTGGTTCCGTTTTGAAGCTAACGATGAAGAGTCAAACTTAAAGATGAAGCGTGATGTCATCCAGGCATACATGCAAAGTAAGATCCGTCAGTCTGACTTCGAGAATACCGTAAGTAAACTAATTAATGACTACATCCAGTATGGCAACTGTTTTGCTACTGTAGATTTTGTCAAAGACTATACGGAGTATGAGGACACAGGGGAACGCACAGTAAACTACGTCGGCCCTAAGCTAGTCCGTATTAGTCCCTTCGATGTCTGCTTTAATCCTACGGCTCCTTCCTTTAGCGAAAGCCCTAAGATTGTAAGGTCTATTGTCACCCTCGGAGAGGTAGCACGTAAGGTAGAAGCATCAGCAGATAATGCTTATATGGTTGACATCTTGGATAAGATGGTAGGTAACCGTGCAGATGCTTCAGGTCAGGATGTGGATGTAGCTAAGTCTCAGGGTTATGTTGCGGATGGTTTCTCTACCCTTAAGGAATACTATGAGTCTAACTACGTAGAGCTTCTGACCTTCTACGGTGACATCCATGATGGAAGCACAGGTAAGTTCCATAAGAATCGTGTTATTACTGTTGTTGATCGTGCTTACGTTCTTGTCAATAAACAGAACCCTAGTTGGTTAGGTAAGGCTCCTGTCTTCCACGCTGGCTGGCGTGAGCGCCCTGACAACCTCTATGCCATGGGGCCACTAGATAACCTCGTGGGTATGCAGTATCGCATTGACCACTTGGAGAACCTAAAGGCTGACGTATTCGATCAGATCGCCTACCCCATCATGAAGATCCGTGGGGACGTAGAGGACTTCGACTTTGAGCCTGGCTCCCGTATCTACTTAGGTGAAGAGGGTGACGTAGGT